GCGCCCTGGTACGATGAGATCAGGTGGCGCATGGTCATGAAGGCGGCGAAGCACTGCTGGTCGTGGCCCTCGATGCGGTGACGCCGGTACGCCTGAGAACATTTTGTATGGGTCATGCCACTTCCCCCATATTCCCCAGCCGCGCAATCCCCTCAGCGCCTTCAATATCCTTCGCAAGCTCTGCAAATGCCTCCGCAAGCGCCAGTGCTTCTTCGCGGTTGACGATAATCGCGCCGCCTCTATCGCCGGTTTTCAGCGCAGTTAATCTGCATCTGGCCCATGATCCCCATGACCGTTGTGAACGAATTTTTTTCGCCGGGAACTGGATGGTGAACCGTTACTGTGTTCATGCTGCACTCCTCAACATTGCTCGGACTCGATCCATGTAAGCCACAGCCCTGCACCGGTTATCGAAGTCGTACTGTGAAATCCGGTTGCGGATATAAGTCGGGATCTCGTACATCGCCCCATCGCCTACTGCCAGCTGGTAGAAGATCGGCGCGACAGCTTTCTGAGCTGCTGGCTGGCGCGACAGGGCGTTGCCTCGCAGTAGGTTTTGAGCGTGGTGGAAGTGGGTATCTAGTGTGTTCATGTTGGCGTCCGTCCGTTTCGTGATTCGATGAACGAACTATGAACCATCAGTACATTCTCGTCAAGTACTGAAAGTACATTATTTTCATGCAGACGAAAAAAAGACCCGACTCAGTGGCGGGCATGATTGCAGCTGTTGGTTAAAGCTTCTGTTTTGCGTCCGTTACCACACCGACGATCCGGCAGTTTGCGGTAATCTCTATAACAGGGTAAGCGGGGTTTAGCGGCTTCAGATACTTACGGCCGCCATCTATAACCAGCTTCTTGAATGTGACCTGTTCGCTGTCCGTCAACTTGGCTACAACCAAGCGGCCACTGTCTGCGGATGTATCAGGATTGACCAGGATCAGTGAGCCGTTTGGGACGCTGGTACCTGCCAGGCTGGTCATGCTATCCCCTGTTACTCTCAGCCAGAATGCGTTCGGGCTTGTATTGTCTGGCACGTCTTCCCACGAATCACCCATACCCAGTGGCAGCGGGTCATTGCAGTCAGCCCACTGGCCGGCTTGTATATCCGAGATCACTGGTGCTCTCCTTCGCGTTCTGTGGGTTGCGTCAATCTCCACGTTTCCATCGGTCTTCATTGGGCCGACGCCATACTCAAGCCATTCAACCCTCACTCCAAGCCTGTCGGCAATCATTTCCATATTCCCTTTCGGGGAAGGATTCACCATTAACCCACTTGTTGCCGGCCTTGCCGGTCTTGCCCGTCAGCCTGGCCAGGAGAATACCTGAGCCGTATTTATTTATCTTCGCAAACTCCAAGGCTTCACCGAGTCGTTTTGCAAATTCCGCCAGTCGTTCTTCTTCGCTTGTATGAACCATAAGTGCATTTTCGCTTAAAGCTTGCGGAAGAGTCAGTTCATTCTGTAAGATGTACCCAAAGTTCATTGTGAGATACCCCTATGACCGTGCTGAAAAGCTCCATTGACAAGATCCCAGGCAAGGTACCGGCTGCGGCAAAAGCTTGTGGCGTGAGTGTTCGCGCTGTCTACAAGTGGATTGACCGTGGAATGCTGCCTCGCACCGAGTACACTGGGGAAACCAATTACGCAGAACGCCTTGCAGATGCCGCTGGTGGCTCTTTCAGCGGGGACTGGCTCAAGTCGGCACTGATCCGAGAAAGCCGACAGCAGGCTGCGTGATATGGAAAAGCGCACACAAACAATAGTCCTCCACGTTACCGAGTCCACTGCCGCGCAGATTCGAGCACTGGCAGAGCTTGGGCAAACAACTGTTTCTGAATTAGGGGGGTGAAGTCATGGCCTGCTACCTCCGAAAGAAGCGTGATGAATACGAAGGTATGAAGAAAGTATTTGGAAGTGAACAGAACTGTGAGTGACGCGCAGTAACCGGGAGTGGCTGAACAACAGCCAGAAACCAAAAAACCGCCTCGAACGGTGTAGCAAGCACCTCGGCGGTTAATCAGATAACGAGGAATATTATGCAGGACTTAATAGTAAATGTGAATAGCGGCCCGATAACCATGGGCAGTATTGAAATTGCAAGCTTGACCGGCAAGCGTCACGGCGACGTTATCCGGGATATACGGGCGATGTTCGACCAACTTGGAGATGACGCAGAGATGCGTCATGTAATTGAGGAAAGGGACTCTCGCGGATACACCTCTGAATATCACCTTGACCGCTTCAACAGCGAGTTACTGGTGACGGGATATGACGTAAAGCGACGCTCAGCGATTATCAAGCGCTGGCTTGAGCTTGAGCAGTCCAGTCAGCCTAAAGTACCAACAACCCTTTCCAGCGCCCTCAGACTTGCCGCAGACCAAGCCGAACAGATCGAGCAGCAACAACTCCTTATTGAGCAATCAAAGCCAGCCGTTGAGTTTGTCGAGCGCTACGTGTCAGCCGACAGCGGCAGCCGAGGGTTCCGCCAGGTGTGCAAGCTATTAAAAGCCAAGCAGCCAGAGTTCCGCGCCTTTTTAGTCAGCAAGAAGATTATGTACCGGCTTGGCAGTGAGTGGACGGCATACCAGGGCCACATCGACGCGGGAAGATTTGAGACAAAAACAGACGTTGCCGATAACGGTCATGCCTTTAGCGAGGCCAAGTTTACCGCCAAAGGCGTGAACTGGATTTGTGGCTTATGGGCAATCCACAACATTCAGGAGGCTGCGTAATGGCCAGAGCAAGAAATATCAAACCGGGAATAATCACTAACGACGAGCTGGCATCAACAAGCCCGTTCGCCCGCTTGGTCTTCATCTATTCGTGGATGCTGGCCGACTTCAACGGCAACCTTGAATACAAGCCCGTAAAGCTGAAGGTTCAAACGCTTCCATACGACGATGTAGACATTGACGGGCTCGTGACGGAACTGGAACGGTTCGGCTTCGTTAAAAGATATGACGAGAACGGTTCGCGTTATATGCACATCTGCAACTTCAAAAAACACCAGAATCCGCACAAGAACGAATCGTCACGCGGGAGCGAGATACCGACACCTGAAAGCGTAGATTCCAGAAATAAGGAAAAAGAGAAAGCCGAACAAGATCAGCAAGATAAAGATGATTCGGGAAAAGACTTGATTGAACCGGAACCAGTACCGTCACAGAACGGAACCGCTCCGGCTGATTCCTTATCCCTGATTCCTGATTCCGGATCCCTGATACCTGATACCAGTCCGAACGATTTAGGCTCTACGCCTTCCGGCGAATCGCCAGCCGCCAAGGTTGAATCACCGGCCTTAGAATTTCCGACAAAACATGGCGAAATCTACCGGCTCGATCCTTCGTTTGCTACAGAGCTGAAATTCACCTACCCCCGAATCGACGTTACCCACCAGTTGCAAAAAGCCCGTCTCTGGCTAATCGCCAACCCTACCAAGCAAAAAACGCTCAAGGGTATGACTCGATTCCTGAACAACTGGATGAATAACCAAAAGCCCACGGCTGAAATACACCCGATCCAAAGCCGTCACACCGGTTTCGAGGATCGTGATTACAGCGAAGGTCTAATCGAGGGGGTATCTGACAATGCAGCCAATTTCTAGTCTGATACAAGACGAAGGTTTCCACGCCATGATGGGCGTGAACGATAAGCGGCCAAACACTTGCGAGAAGCACGGCGATTTTATTGATCTGCACTGCTCGGGTGAGAAGCGGGGATTCAAGGAGGGTTGGCACGGCTGCCAGCAATGTGAACATGAAGCCATGAAGGCTGAGCAGGATCGTGAAGAGCATAAGCGCCAGGCGCAAATGTACCGTGACCGCCTAGAGGCCATGGTTAGAAATTCTGGCATACCTGCCCGGTTCCAAGAAAAGACCTTCGAGAACTTCGAGGCGAAAGGCCAGAAGCCAGCCGCAAATTTGCGCAAGTTGCGCGAATACGCAGACCTTGTCTGTTCCGAAGATCACGGCGGACGCTCGCTGATCCTGCTAGGCAAGGTTGGCACAGGGAAAACTCACCTGGGCTGCGCGCTACTCGCTCACACAATCCGCAAGACTAACCGGAGCTGTCACTACTGGACGTTTTCAGAGCTTGTTCGTGAGGTGAAGGGCTCGTTCTCCAAGGAAGCCAAGTACACGGAAGACAGCGTTTACAAAGGGTTTGCGGCTCCAAGGCTGGTCGTTCTAGATGAAGTTGGCCTGCAAAACTTCACCGATTTCGAGCAAGCCGTCGCCTACGAGGCCATAAACGCTCGCTACCTGGCCGAGAAGCCAACCGTCCTGATTACCAATCTGCAAGCCAAAGACCTTCCGCTATGTGTCGGTGAGCGCGTTGTTGACCGTTTGCGTGAGGGTGGCGGTCGAGCGCTGGACTTCGATTGGAAGTCGTACCGGGTCGGAGGTGCAGCATGACACTCCATCAGATCGCACAGGAATGGCTGGACGCTCAGAAGCTGCGCCAAGAAGCGCGAGAGCTTAGCAACAAGAGCCTGGGAACAAAGTTTGAATGCAGCAGGAACGCTATCGCAAGAATCGCCAACTGCATGCCGTGCCGCGTACCGGAAGAAGACCGGATCGTGAT